CAACAAAGGGGTAAAAAATGGATAACTATGTCTATCATTATGATGACATGGATAAAGACAACAGACCTCCAGCATGTTATCAATTAACATATAGGGGTTGCAAGTATTGGTCTTGTTATCGAGTACACTTGCGACAATGGTTCGAAGACATGCTATCTTTTGAACCAATATTTAATCGGAGGGGTTGACTACCCCTCTTTTTTTGTGTAAAATGAATGAAGAGAATACATTCTTATGGACAAAGACAAACTAAAACTTATCGTCCGTAACCTTGAACTTCTGGTCGATTCCTTGAAAGCAGAAGTATACTCTGATACTCAGAGTTATCTGAACTATGAGGATATAAAGGGTGGTTTACACGATTACGACGAAATCTTTGAGGACGACGATGGATACCCAGATTAATAGAGCAAAAAAACTTGTTAAGTTACTTGAACGACTTGTTAAGCAAGAGCATCTTTATACAGAAGAAAAAATTGTAGAGATGAAAGCACAACTACGAGTCGTCAAAGAAGAAATTGCAGAATTAGAAAAGAAAACTTCGAAAGGATTTGGTAAATGAGCGTAAAACTGATTAGTGTAACTCCTGATGCTGAGCAGACAATGGCATATGTTGCCCGTGTCTCAAACCCTAACAATCAGGAAAATCCTAACTATGCCAAACTTCTGGCATATTGTATTAAGCATAATCACTGGTCTGTATTTGAGCAGAGTTTTATGACTCTGGAGATTGAAACGACTCGTGGTATTGCTGCTCAAATTCTTCGCCACCGCTCATTTACATATCAAGAATTTTCCCAGCGTTATGCCGATAGTTCTCTGCTGAGCGACTATATTCCTGTTCCAAGCCTTCGTCGTCAGGATACCAAGAATCGTCAGAATTCTATTGATGACATTGGTGAGTATGAGAAACTGGGTCTTCAGAGTAAGATTCAAGAGCATTTTGGGCATTCTATGCGCCTCTACAAGGAACTCCTTGCTCACGGTGTGGCAAAAGAGTGTGCTCGCTTTGTGCTACCTCTGGCGACTCCTACACGTATCTATATGAGTGGATCTTGCCGTAGTTGGATTCATTATATTCAACTTCGTTCTGCCAATGGTACTCAACAGGAACATATGGATATTGCACTTGCATGTAAAGATATCTTTAAGCAGCAATTTCCCGCAGTATCAGAGGCGCTTGAATGGGTTTAATACTTAATCTAAATAAATTATCTTGATTTCGTAACTTTATGGCAATTTATCCAATTATTCACAAAGAAACAGGTGAAAAAAAAGTTGTTGAAATGAGTGTCAACGACATTATGCAATGGTACAAAGACAATCCTGAATGGAAAAGGGATTGGTCTGAAGGTTGTGCAACTCCAGGAGAAGTTGGGGACTGGAAAAATAAACTAGTCTCTAAAAATCCTGGGTGGAATGAAGTATTAGATCGCGCATCAAAAGCTCCTGGTTCTCAAGTAAAAAAAATCTAGTATGGCAAGAAGAAAAAGAAGCAACATTGACCAACCAATTGGTGTTGGATTGACTGCTAAACAAATGAAGCGTAGAAAACCTTTAAGTTCTGATTATCTGATTGACGTTGATCCTCTTACAGACAATCAAAAACGTTTGTTTGAATCATACAATGATGATAAGCATATTGTTGCTTATGGTTGTGCTGGAACTGGAAAAACATTTATTACACTATACAATGCTCTTCAAGATGTTTTGGATGAGCAAACACCTTATGAGAGAATTTATCTTGTTAGATCATTAGTAGCTACAAGAGAAATTGGATTTCTTCCAGGAACACATGAAGATAAAGCAGATATTTATCAAATTCCTTATAAGAATATGGTAAAATATATGTTCCAGATGCCTTCTGATGCAGACTTTGAAATGCTTTATGGTAATCTTAAATCTCAAGAAACCATCAAGTTTTGGTCTACATCATTTCTTCGCGGTACAACTCTTGATAATTCAATCATTATTGTTGATGAATTTCAGAATCTTAATTTTCATGAATTGGATTCTATTATTACTCGTGTTGGAGAAAATACAAAAATTTGTTTCTGTGGTGATGCTTCTCAATCTGATTTGCAGAAAACAAATGAACGCAATGGTATCGTAGATTTTATGTCAGTATTGCGTAAAATGCCATCATTTGATATAATTGAATTTGGTGTTCAAGATATTGTAAGATCTGGACTTGTTAAAGAGTATATTGTTGCAAAAATGGAAGCAGGATTTTAAATGGAAAAATCTTATGAAATATATTATTCTGCAACATTATTTGAAAAACTATAAAGGTAAAAATTAATGTTTAATCATGTTGATATTGATCTACCAAAACTTGAAAGAGAGACAGTAGATGGTATACGATATTATAAAATTCCAGAAAATGGAGAATTTTTAAAACTATTTTCTATTACTTCAGTCACAAGTCATAAGAATAGGCAATTTTTTGCAAATTGGCGTAAAAGAATTGGTGAAGAAAAAGCAAACAAAATAACTAAAAGAGCAACTAGTCGTGGTACTGATATGCATCTTTTAGTTGAACATCTTTTAAAAAATGAAAGTCTCCCAGAAGTTCAACCAATATCAGAATTTTTATTTAAAATTGCTAGGAATGATTTAAATCGTATAAATAACATTTATGCTCTTGAAGGTTCTCTATACAGCAAAGTTCTTGGAATTGCTGGAACCGTAGATTGTATTGGGGAATTTGATGGTGAATTGGCAATAATCGACTTTAAAACATCAAAAGAACCAAAACCTAGGGATTGGATCGAACATTATTTTGTTCAGTGTGCTGCTTATGCCTGCATGTTCTATGAACTTACAGAAATCCCCGTTAAAAAGTTTGTAATTATTATGTCATGTGAAAATGGTGAGTGTGTGATATATGAAGAATATGACAAATCAAAATATATCAAATTACTCACGGAGTACATCAAAGAGTTTGTTACCGATAAATTGGAGGAATATGGAGACAAATAAAGAATTAAACAAAGTAATAGAAAGTAAATTTTTAACGCCATCAAAATTTGCGTTTGAAATTGAAAAAATAGTAATTGAAGAAAATTTAAACTACATTGATGCTATTTGCCATTATTGTGAAAATAATGAAATTGAGGTAGAATCAGTAGCAAAACTTATTTCAAAATCTTTGAAAGAACGTCTAAAGTGGGACGCAACTCGTCTTAACTTTATGAAGAGAACTTCGAGAGCTAAACTTCCTCTTTGAAATAAATATTTCAAAAGTATTAAAGTAATGAAACTTTTTAGTCAGTTTGTGACTGAGGCACAAACTAGTAGAGAGCAACAGTTTTATAACGATATAAGGTCGAGAGCAAAAAAGCAAGGCGCTAGTGATATAGATGCTGATGTTATTGCTTCTCAAGCAGCGTTAGAAACTGGATGGGGAAAGTATCCAAGTGGATCTTGGAATTATTTTGGTCAAAAAGCAAGTTCATCTGAAAAAGGAACTTCTAAGGGAACACAAGAATTTGGTGGCGGAAGAATGTATGGAACTTCCGCAAAATTTAAAGATTATGGAAGTCTAGATTCCTCAATTGCTGATAGAATTAATAAGTGGAGTTACAAAACAAGAGGTGCAAAGGATGTAGCGGACGCAACTAGAAGATTGCAACTACCAGGGGGCTCTAAAATTCCTGGATCAAAAGAAAGAAGTCATGGCGCTTATGCTACTGATCCTGATTATGTTTCAAAGATTTCTGATATATCTAGTAGATATGGTGGAGTTAAGAATAATACTAATCTGGCATTTAAATCAGGTTTAGACTTGACGAAACCATATAAACCAGCAAAAGGATCTCTTAATGCCCCTGCCCCAACAAGAGTTCTTGCCAAATTAAAAGGCAAAACTGGTGAACTGAATAAATCTACGGGCAAATTTACGAAGAGGGGTTGGTCTTCTACCGAAGGTAGCAGATACAAAAAATACGGAGGAAAGTAATTCTTGAAATTTATTATGTCACCCTTTGAAACTTACCAACATTACCTTTCACTCAAAAATCACTTCACAAACCCAAAATACGATTTCTTTAAATATGGTGCGAAGACCCGTGCCAGTGTGACTTCTTTCAACAAACGAAAGGACAAATATTGGTTCGAAAAGACTTCCCGTAAGTATTCTGATAAAGAAGTCGTAGATTTTCTTGTATCTAATTTCACTGCCACCGATAACCCACAGAACTTATGGATTGGAGAAATTATCAATTCTGGCGAAAGAAACTACTCCGAGTGGATGAAACGCCAACAGAGTTTGACGTACTTGTTCAAAGAGCAAAGCAACGAATTGTTATCGGAGAACGAGTTAGAGAGTTTGTTCAATTGTACCAAAGGACACCCGATGATTCTCAAAAAGTTTCTAAGCGGGCAGTTGTCGCTAGAAACCTTTACAATCTACGAAAAAATATTCGGTTTTTCAAAGGACTTTGATAAGAAACTTGACGATCCTGTATGGGAAACCGTAAGTTTGAAATTAAAAAAATATATGCCATTCCTAAATATTGATGTGTTTAACTATAGAAAAATTTTACGGTCTATAATCAATGAGTAATTTTTTTGAATCTGATATTATTCAGGACGAACTGAAAGAAATTAATAAACTTCAAGAGGAAATTTACGGAAGTATTTTAACTTTTGGGGTAATGGATCGTGAGACTAAGATAAATCACATTGAGAAACTTCAAGTCTTGCTAGAAAAGCAGAGAGTGATGTATACTAGGTTATCTCTTTCGGACGACCCAGAAGCGGTTGAAATGAAAGAGAACCTACGCAAATCAGTTGCCCTGATGGGATTTCCATCAGAGACTGATATGCAAACTTTATTCAATAGTATGAACCAGACAATCGAATCCCTCAAAAAATATCTTGACAACTGAGGGAATCCTTGTTATACTATCCGAGTAAATCCCCCGAATCCAAACTATCCGAGGTATCTAACATGGCATTTGCCGATCTTAAAAAGCAATCTAAACTTGGTTCTTTGACTGCTAAATTAGTCAAAGAAGTAGAAAAAATGAATAATACTGGCAATTCCAGTGATGAGCGTGTATGGAAACTGGAATGTGATAAAAGTGGTAACGGTTATGCTGTTATTCGCTTCCTCCCCGCACCTGATGGTGAAGATCTTCCATTTGTGAAGATTTATTCACATGCATTTCAAGGCCCTGGTGGTTGGTTAATCGATAATTGCCTGACCACTATCAATCAAAAGTGTCCTGTTTGTGAGCACAATTCTGGACTGTGGAATAATGGAACTGATGCAGGTAAAGAAGTTGCTCGTAAACAAAAGCGTAAACTGACTTACGTCTCTAACATCTACGTTGTGAAGGATCCTGCAAATCCTGCTAATGAAGGTAAGGTATTTTTATTTAAGTATGGTAAGAAAATCTTTGATAAGATTACCGAAGCAATGCAACCTGAGTTTGAAGATGAGCAAGCAATCGATCCATTTGATTTCTGGCAAGGTGCTAACTTTAAACTGAAGGCAAAGAACGTTGCTGGTTATCGTAATTATGATTCCAGTGAATTTTCAAATCAAGGTGCTCTTCTGGATGACGATGATGCTATGGAAGCAATCTGGAAGAAACAGCATTCTCTTGCTGAATTCATGTCCCCAAGTGAATTTAAAACCTATGATGAACTGAAAAAGCGTATGAGTTCTGTTCTTGGAACTAAAACTTCTACTCGTATTGATGAAGAAGTTGAAGATGAAGAAGAGTACACTCGTGGTTCTTCTCGTGAACTCACTGAGGATCTTCGTCAAGAAATTAGTAACTTGAAACCAAGTCGTACTGCAACATCAAATGATGATGAAGACGATGACGCCCTCAGTTACTTTGCTCGTTTGGCAGAAGACTGATCAGGTGCTATAATGAGGGGAGTGAGACCTCCCCTCTTTTTTATGAAATCTGACTACCATATTGATAGGATTTCTAAGAAGGATGCTGAAGAACTTCTTCTAACCTATCACTATCTTAAAGATTATTCTAAGGGTTACAAATCGGGATATAATTATGGTTTGTTCCGAAAAAATGAGTTTTCTCCTTTGAATATTGGAGGACCAGTTGGAGTTTGTATTTTTACTGGACTTCCAGTACCAGAAGTGGCGCAAGGGGCATTTGGATTAGAAAGAAATGAACAAGAAGGACTCTTTGAACTTTCACGACTTTGCATACACCCTGAAACCCAACAATCAGAATATAATATCACTTCTTGGTTTGTTTCAAGAGCGATTAAACAGTTACGAAAGGATACTAAAGTTAAAGCAATCATC